AAACTGGGTTTCATTAATTATGTCGTGTTCCAAGGCGTCTATCAGTATATCTAACTGATCGTTAAATTGGGCAGTGGCGGCATAAGCGGGATCGATCTGCCGAAGGAGTCGATCAAAAGCCTTTGCAACCTCGTCCAGATCGTCCGTCGCTTCTTTTGCGGCCTTCTTCCGAGCCTCGGTTATTGCATTGGTGGATTTGATTATGCCCTCAGCTGCTTCTTCCTGGGCCTTAAGCTCCCGTTCAGAAGCGGCTTTCCGCTCCTCAATGGCGGCTGTAATTTTGTTTGTTGAGCTTATTACCTCATTGGCTGCGTGGTCCGCCAACTCTCGTGACCGCTCCAAATGCGCCTCAAACTCTTCCAGGTCATCGCGCAACCGCATGCCCATTAAAGGCGTGTCCGCCAAATCAATAAGCCCCTCGCGCGCCATCTCTACAACGGCCCGCGACCGCTCAAGATTATCCTCAATCGTCCGCGCAAACCCCGCCGTAAAATCCGGCAACTCTATCTCCATGCCGGGGATCCTGCTGACCCACTCCGCCAGTCGTTCCAGAACACGGATCGGCCCAGCTATCACAGCATCAGCAAACACCCACGCATTGCGCTCCTGCATCGCAAACAGCAACGTCAGCGCATTACCCGCAAGGTTCCCCGCCCTGCCAATACCATGCACCGCGTCAACGACATACGTCGCCGCGCGCGTCGCCCTCAAGAACATATCAGACATATCGCGGGCAAGCGCCTCGTCCATCTCATAAACCATGCCCGCGTATTGGTCTGTCAAGAAGCCAACTGCTGGAGCAAGGTCCTCACCGATNGTCTCAAATAACTGTTGTTTCGCCTCGTTCAAAGTGTCCAAGCTGTGTGCAAGAGTAGTGCCGCCCTCCGACGCATCGGGCAGCCTATCTGTTACTGCGGCAAGCAGGACATCATAAGCCTCCATTTCTTTACCGGCCTCCTGCAAGGACTCGATTTGATCCTGTGTGCTTTCATCGAGGTCCCCGATATACCGGGCAAACATACTCGTGGTGCTGGAAGCGTCAGACATCCCCCGTGTGAAATATCGAATAGCAGTGGGCATAGCCACGCCGGTGACTTCAGACAGGCTTTGTGCCGCTATAATTGTTTCTTCGTATGATTCTTGGGTGAGATTCTGTTGAGTGAGAAGGACCTGGGTAGCTTCCCTGACTTCCTGTGCTGAGCCAAGAGTCGCCATGCCGATCTCGCGGGAAAATTTCACAATGTAGTCTGTGTTGGCCCACGCATGGCCCATCTGCTCTGCTTGCTTTTCAATGCGCCACATGGCGGTTTCGAGGTCTGCAAACTCGCTAACCGCTTGCTGGGAAAACCTGCGCACAGCCTGTATGCTGAAATACGCTGCGATAGCACCCCCTGCTGCTATCGCAGCGCTACGCAAACCACCCATGCCCCTTTCGAGGCCACCCACAGACCGAGTGGTCTGTTGAGCCTGCCTATCAGTGTCACGAAGGGAGTTGTTGACTCGGCGCGCCCCGGTTTCAGCTCCTTGACTATCTATCCCTACGCTGATGGTTACGTCTTCGGACATATGCCCCTCGCTAAAAGGTCACGGTGTTGTTTTGAGTCTTAGTCGGCTTTTCGGGCTTGTTGTCCCGAGTGAATTTTAGGAATTCATCGTCCATTTGCCTTACGAAAAACACCAAATCATCGAAATCATCCCCAATAAATCCAAAATCGTTAGCATAACAAGAAATCGCCGTGTATGGTATGGGACCAACTCCCATCCCGCTTTGCCTGTCGCTTTGCAACTCCCAGAAGGCATTCCAGAAAATATCCAGCCCCGGCAGAAGCTCCGGCCACTTATCGATAACCGGAGTTCTGCCGCCAGCTTTCCATCTCGCTAAGAGTCCTTCTTTTTCCGGCCCCCAGCGGAGCTGGTACTGGAGGCACTCTCGGAGTTTTTTGCATCACCAGCCTTGTCCTGCCAGTTAGATCGGCTTTGCAATCGAACCTGTAGATCCCGAAACAGGTCGGGGGCTTCCTCAGTTAGCAACCAGACAATGTTCTCTTTGGTGCAAGCCGCCGGGACTTCCCCATCCGGGCCTTCTATCTCGCCGCCCCAATCAACCACCACGGCTTCGGCATAAGTTTCAGCCAGCAGTCGGTTGTCAACAGAGCCATCGTCATCTTGCTCAAGGGCTTGGCGGTTCTCGCGCAGCTTTTTTGATAGGGTTTTTTGGAACAGGCTGTTTCTGCCGCCCGGCCTGCGGCACTTAATCCAGGCGTAGACTTCATCTCCATCTTTGTACTCGACCCGGATGCCTGCCTCCTCAATCTCCTTATTGGTCCGGAACCTTTTGTTTAAGCTCACGCAGCCCTCCTTCGGCAAATCTGAATAGTTTTGGTTTCTTCACCAATCAAGCCTGACTCTGCCTGATAGTCCATATTTAAAAGCACATCATTATCGGGCCCCGGCACATTGCCCGGTTCATTCGTTAGGGCGATAACCGGCAACTCATAAATGTATCCGTTCCCTTCCGAATCCTGAAACTCAAATGCGATGCTAATTTTCGTGAAATCGACATACTTCTGGAGCATATCATCCCACGAAGTATCGGACAGGTACACCGAGAGACTCCCCGACAGGTCAAGACTGCCAAGGCCAATATCGCAACTGTAAAGTTGGCCTATACCGTCAATCCTGCGGGGGTTCATGTTGCCTTGCAAGCTGTAAGACTGAATGCAACCGTCATACGAGTCGCCGTTTATAATCACTTTCTTGGTGTGATCGATGGTGTTGAGGATTTCCGTGGTTTCCGCATCCGTGGTTTCGCCATCACCCGCACCGGCGGCGGCAAGCGAGAACTTCCTACCCATGACGTTAAAGCTGCCTGTCACCATGCCGCGAGCGTTCACTTCAAGCCCCATCTCGCCGATACGCGCATCCTCAATCAGCTTGAACTTGTCCGTAAGGTCAAGATGCTGGAGTTGAAAGGCGAAGTAGGGGGCGGCGATGCCGTTGCGGATATACGCACCTTCAACAGAGATGGTGTTCGGGTCCACATCGTTGTCGTCGTTTTCTGGTGACGGGGTAACGCCAAGGTTTACATCGCTGATGCTCGTAACCTTGAACCACCCGTTAGCCCCAGACTCATCAAATCCATCGACATAAACCCACTGACCAACAGTTATCCCTTTGGCCGTCCAGTCCAAAGTCTCCACTGCGCTGCTCACAAACTGCGAGTTGGTCTTGTCTGCGGAAATGACCGTCTCCGAAACATCCACCGGCGTTGACCATGAGCTTCGAAGAAAGCCCTCGATCAAATCGTCGAACGTCTTGGCCGAAAACTCCAGATTAAGCGTTGCCTGGGGGTTGATACCTGTGCGAACGGCAGCCCCCCGCTGTGCATCGCCCCGGATTTCGTCTGACCGCTGGACATCCGTTGGCGCGCCAAAGCTGCCACCGGTATGCCGGATGATCTGGAACGGCGAGGAGGGGATGGTCCCCAATTCTGTCTGTTTTAGATAGCTGATTTGTACCCTTGAGGAATCTGCCATTTTGGATCTCCTTTATTATTTTACGTTGTACTGAAAACTGGCATTGACATTAGATTGGAAATATCCGTGTCCGTCTGGACCTATCCTGTCGGCACCGGCATCAAAAATACGGATATTGGCCAGAACATGGTCAGTAAAAATCCGGGTTCCTATTTCCTCTAAGGCACCCAAGGCGTCTTGGCCTTTTCCTTGCGCTGCAAAGACCTGAACAATAATGACACCCTGCCGCCTGTGCTGCCNTCCACCCACGGCCACCTGACGGCCCGAACCGGGCCTTATCATCATGCGGCCGAAATACTCCGGGCTTCCGATGTCCTCAATTTCATTCGGGTANATCATGGGAACCGATGTCGGCCAATGCCCTTCAAAGTGTTCCTTTATCCTGCGGCAGGCCTCTTCGTAAGTCATTCGCCACGGCTCCTTTGTTCATCCCTTACCTGTTTTTTTATCATGTCCGGTATTTCCCGAACGGTTACTGCCACAAAGCCATTCGGAGCTTGCTGGCTATGGCCTTCTTCCAAGCGCCGTATGTATTCGCACCCGTTGTTGATATAGATAGTTTCACCCATCTTAATTTTATTCAGGACAGACAGCTTGCCGTCAACGGCGTTTCCCCCGGGAGTCCCTGCGTCATCCGGCGAATTTGTGACAAGCCACGAATTTGCCGCAAACCCCGTATCTCTCGGCGTCCGGCCCGGTTGCTTCAACTTTGAGCCTGCTTCCAAAGCAGCCCCTACCAAGGCACCCATGGATACTTCTTCAAGCTCCTTGATTGCCTCGTCTATGCCTTCAATTTTTAAACCCATGGTCTTACCCCTTTGTGATTATTCCCTGCCACAGAATCGGCTCCAGGTCCGGAGCAATAGACCCAATACCATGGATCAGCCAAACTTCATCGGTGCTATCCCATACAGTATTGCCAAGCTGCAGCTTGTCCCCCGGCAAAGGATCAAATTCAAGGCCTTTTGCGGCAAGCAATAAGTCCCATGCTCGGCCAATTTGCAGGGTGCCGTCCCTGAAATCCTGTTCAAAGGATTGCCGGGTTACCGACTGCGGAGGCAAGGGAACGCATTTGCCTGTGGCATACGTTGGACTTCCTGATTGAACGTCCATAAACCAAACGGAATCAGACATATCGGCCAAATCTGCATTTACTTCCACGTCGTTGCCGGTAACAGAAACGACTTCAAAAGGCCCCCGGTTATCAAACTCCGATATTTCCCTGAATGATATGGTATCTCCGGCAGAAAGCACGGCTGAAATATCGCCGGAGCTGAAAGAGAAAATCTTGCCGGCCGCCGACAGGGTGCCATAGTCGCCTTCATCGTATGTAACAATTTCAGCAACGGCAGTCCTACGGATTACGACATCAATCCCCTTTTCGGAAATCTTGTTCAGGGCAAAGTCGATTTGAGCTTGATACTTGGTCATTATTCCTCCACCTTGTATCCGGCTTCCTCAAGCAAATCCATTGCTTCTTTTTTGCTTTTGGGCGGAGCATCCAAGCCGAGAGCAGACTGTACCTTCTTCCGCAGGGTAA